GCGTGTGCCGATGCTCGGAGACATGCCACGGCCCATGTAAGGACCCGGATGCCCTTGAATCGGCCCGGATGGATCTGGCGCGCCCGGCATTTTAATCGGTGCTGGACCGAGCAAGCCCGCTGGCGTGATCGGAGGTGGCATGTTGATCGGCGCTGGTTGACCAGTGTAATTCTCAAATGCTCGCTTTAGAAGTGCATCTGTCGTCTGCTGTTCTTTGATCCAGTTGGCGACTTTGGTTTTCATCAGACCCGAAGCCGTGTTTTGAATCGCAGTGCCGAATTTTAGATCGGCGGCACTTGATAGCGCACGCCCGAAATCTCCCATTGACTGCCATTTTGCGATGTTCTGTGAAAGGTCGATTGGAGCTTGGCGAAGCGCAACATTCTTGCGTTTATAAAGAGCGTCCTCTAATTCGGTCAGCGTTCCGTAGCGTTGCATCAGTTCGCGCGCTGCTGCGCCGCCGCCTGGATTGTCAAGAGCTTCATAGAGAGAATTGCGCAGCGCCCTTCCTTGGGCGTCAAGCATCGCCGTATCTGGGTTGGAGCCGGCCGCAACCCGTTGCGCGGCTGGGTTCTTCAGATAGTATGAGTTTAGTTCATCGTTGGTGTCGTGAAGAAGCGCGTCAACGTCCTGGATGGAATAGTTGTTTCGATATTGATCTGCCGTTTGGTTTATTTTGCTGACAATCTGAGGATTCTCTATCCTGGTTTTCGTGCTTACGCTGTTCTGCATCGCATCGGCAACGGGACTCAGATCTACCTGTTTGCCCATCTGGCCTTGCGAGGCCATCATTTGGTTGTATTGATTCCAAAGTCCTTGCTTCGCCAATTGGATAGCACCGGGTTGGGTCTGAGTTCCGACTAAATCATCGAGCGATTCAATCGGCTTCCCAAGTTGCGGCTCAACTGCTTTGATCTCAGGCATTGACTTGGATAGGTTAGGTAAGAAGTTTGTCTTGCCGGCTGGAACACTCCCGCGAAGCGCCTTCATCACCATTTGTTCAGGCGGAATTTTATTTATGCCGGTGACGGCTTCGAGTGGATTAAAATCCCTGACGGCGCTAGCGGCGTCTCCAATTACGCCGGGTATTTTGGGTGCGGCAAGAGTCGCCGCGAGTCCAGTCGTGCCCCCGAGAGCCGCTGGAATGTTCCCCTGTTCGACTTGTTCACCGATCCTGACCGCTGCTGGACCGACAAAGGGAACCATCCCCGGTGATTGTTGAATCGCGTGTCCGATGTCCCCCTGCTTTAGTGCTGCGCCTGTCTTCTTCGCTGCGTCTACGAAACTATTACTGATATTGCCGGAAACATCTCCGAGGGTCTGAGCAGCAGCCGGGAAGCCAGCAAGAAGGCCGTACTTCGGTGTGTTCTCGGTCGTGTGTTGGGCATAATCGTGGTAGAGGTCCGCCAACGGCTTGAGCGTGTTGCCGTAGAGTTCGGACCAGAATCCTGGTTTTTCGCTGTTCTGTGCGGGACCTTGCCAAGAGGTCGGAGGCGGAGGAGTAAAGGGCTGCTCGGTAGATTGAGATTGTTGCGACGCGCTTGGCGCGGGACCTTGCCAAGAATCAGGCGGAGGTGGAACGAATGGCGCTGGCGTAGCCATTTACGGATGTCTCCAGCTCGCCCGGTTATGGATATCACCTCCGAGATACAGCAGGCCACCGTAAACCTGTCCAGGGGTGTATCCCCCAGGGTTAGGGTTATGTGGCTGTTGAGGCTGCTGGGCCTGTGCTGCTGGGCCTTGTTGCGGCGAACCCTGTTGCGATACTTGCCTTTGAGCCATTCCTTGCTCGAACTGATCGGGATCGTATCCCATTCCGTGAAGGATTGCGCGCGCTTGTGAACTCATGAATTGCTGGCGTGGAGGTTTCCCCATGCCGCTTTCATATTGGCTACGAAGCGCTCCCATGCGCCCAGCCGCGAGTTCAATGGCTTTGTCGATTGCCCCCTGCTGTTGTCCTGGCGAAGCGTTTGCACTGAGACGCTGCCGCCATCCTTGCACGTCGGCCTCGGCTCCATTTGTTCCTCGAAAAACGCGCGTTAACTCGTTCGCGACGGCATCCGCGTTGGTCTGGAAATTATTCACGCGCGGGTCCCCGAAGGTCTGCTCTGCTTCGTTGGCTAAATAGTTAAAAGGCGTGAAACCGGTATTGTTAAGGGCGTTAGCCGACTGCTTCAGCGCAGCTAAGTGCGCCATTACGGTGTTGAGGCTTCGAATGTTATTGCTGGCTTCGCCGGATGTGAAACTGTTTTTCAAGTTCTGTCTGATTTTGTACTGGCTAGCGTCGAAACTCGGATCATATTCCTGTGCGGCCTGCATTGCGGCGGTCCAGTAAGGCTTACTGATTGCGATGCCGCTGGGAAGCGGGATCGTGTAATTCGCGAGTCCGCGGGCTACACCTCTCACTTCGGGTGGATACTTCGCCAAAGATGATTCATTGACGCCGTTCTGATCGCCAGACGCGGCCTGATCGAAGAGGCTATCGAAAGCACTCGGCGATTGGACCTGGGAAGGTTGTGCTTGCGGAGGTGCCGCTAACGGAGTCTGTTGCGGCGCGGGAGACGACGCGGCCTGTGGAATGACAGCAGTGGATTGAGGAGCAGTAGCCATCTACTGAACCCTCCATCCATTCTGCATCAGCAGTTGCCGCGTGGCGTTTCTGTCCCCCCCCGCTTGCCGCCGATACAAATCCACAATCGCCACATCTGGCACCCCGCCGTTGCCTTTCGGGAGTGGTGTCGGTTGACCGTTTCCAGGACCACCAGGAGTTGGAGCATATGGGTCAACCGTTTTGCTCGCGCGAGCCTTAGTTATCTCCTCCTGCAGCCTAGTCGCCAATGCTTTCTTTGGATCTCCGCCAGCGGCATCGAGACGTGTTTGCCACTCGTTCGCGTTGGTTTGCCGTGGTTGTGGCGTGAGTTTACCGGTATAGGCGATCTCCTGTGCATCTCTTGGATTAAAACCCATATCATTAACGAGGTGTGCGTAATACTCATCCTTGTTCTGCGGCATCTGCTGCACTTCGCCGTTGTCGCTGAAGATGTTGCCGGTCTTCGGGTCAAGATGCCATTTCGTACCCGATCGGTCCATGTACCACTTCGACTGAGCCTGTGCTCTCTGTGCTTCGGACTGCCTGAGTCGGTCCTGTGCTTGCTCCTGTTGCAAGTGCAACCAGTTCAACTGCTGCGCCGATTGTGCTGCGACTATCGGTTGACCCTTGGCAAGCTGTGAGTCATACGCCCGCATCTGTTCTTGAAAGCCGGGATGGAGGATCTCACCTTGCGCATTGGCTGTGTCAATCGGTCGCCGAGTGCGTGAGGCAGCATTCGACCATCCGGCTAAGCCGCCGAGGACTGCCGCTGGAAGTTGGCGATACCAAGGAGCAGATTTAAACGTTGGCCTTTGCTGAAGCGTGTCGATATAGTTTGAAAACCCGACATTCGGGGGCTGACTGTCGGGCGGAGGCGCTGGAGATGGCGGCAGCCCCATCGGCGTGCCTTGCGAGCCTGACTGAATGTCTGGCGCTTGTCCAGCCAATTGCATGTCTGGCGAAGGCGCCCCAATCTGCGGGTTGTTAGCGCTGCTACCGCCCATCATCACCGGACCTGTTCCCGGCGTCACGCCGCCGAATGAAGGCAGATACGGCATCCCCGGCGGAGGCAGGCCTGGATACATGGCTATCTGGTCGCCAGTTTGATCTTCCTCGTCGACTAGCGGAGGGTAGATGTCACCGTCCTGGAGGTAGCGGCTGATCTGGGTGGCCATTACGTTGCTCCATAGTATTTCCGTCCACCACTACTCACTGCGGGCGGCATCATCGCCATTGAAGGTCTCACCTTCGCGGTATGCGGCTTGTGTGAGAGAGGAACGACCGCATCACCGGGCTTCAAAGCCACATGCGTCGGCTTGGTGAATAGGCCGTTTGTGCCCTGTGGATGACCGTTCATGCTATCCGCATGATAACCATCCTCGGCGAACGAAGACATCACGCCGCCATCCTCCAGGTAGGCTGCCAGCGCTGGAATAGCCGCGCTCGCCACGCTTCCGGCGAGGTTGCCGACCTGACTATAGGGCGTTGTCGGATTCCAACCACTGCCACCACGGGTACTGCCGCTGCTTCCCGCCATTCCGCCCTGAGCGACCTGTTGCTGCTGTCGCTGCTGTAACGCCCCTCCAAGTTGCTTCCAGAACGGCGTAGGTGCTGGGTTGGGCGCGTTCTGAGACACTGGCGGCGCGGCGCCGGCGCTGTTAGGCCATCCGGCTCCCGCATCGCCCGAATAACCATCGCCATAGTGAGGCATTGTGGCCACAGTCCCATTCTCTGCGTATCTCGCGCCGTATGGGTATTTGTTCACAATGCGCTCGGGACCGCCTTCGCCGACAATGGCGTGATGACCGCCCGCAGGCTCGGTGCCATCCTCGTAATGCGGAATGTAAACGCCGTCTTCTAATCCACCGAGAAAGCCCATAATCTTGTCGAACGTGGATGGAGTCTGCGAAGCGTTGATCTGATTACCAGTCGCCTGATTAGTGCCACCCGTCTGCGTTCCGTAGGTCTGCTCATTGCGCTGCAGAGCGTTCTGCGCGTTTTGGTTCGCTTGCGCGTTCTGACCCTGAAGGTAGCTCAGGCCCTGGTTCTGCTGCGCGAGTTGCGCGTTACCGACCTGTTGCGTCTCGCCGCTAAGAGCCTGCTGTGCCTGCACTCTGGCGTTCGTAGCAGCATTACCGGCATTCGCGGCATTCTGCTGATTGACCCTGTTTGTGTAGGCCATCAGCGCGCTTGGGTTGCCGCCGACAGCGTTTGCAGCTTGAGTGGCCTGCTGCAGTCCAGCGGTGTTCGCCGCGCCTGCGGATATACCGGCGTTCGCGATGAGCTGTTGTTGTTGCTCCGGGCTCATCTCGATTTGCGAGACTTCCTGCTGGGTGTAACCGCCTTGACCAGCCGCTAGCGGGTCCTCCAAGCTGTTCAGTTGCTGTGCCGTGCCACTGAGGTTTTGCTGGGCTTGCTGGAGCTCCTGGTTGTTCTGCTGATTGAGACTCTGCGCTCCAGCCTGGATGGTGTTCTGGGCGTTATTCGCCGCAGCGCGCGGATTTGTCGTCGAGTACGAGCTGGGAAGGGTGGCCATTTAGACGCGTTCCTCTAGGAACTCTATGATGTCCCCTTTGCAGATGGGGATATCCACCTTTTTACCTTTGGCTATCCAACCGAGGTCGTTCTTCGCCCTGAATCGGCCTATGGTTTTGTCCAGCGGATCATGGTCTGCCAGGAATTCACCCTTGAAGACGCGACCGTCGTGGGAATAGATCCTCACACATGTGACAGTCTTGCGCTTTCTTGCGAACGGAATCAGCGCCGCAACCGCGGCAATCGCTGCTATTAAGAAAGATCGACGTGTGGCAGCAATGGTGGCCATATGCTCAATAGTACTAGAAAGTTAGAGCAGGAAGGAATTGATGGGCAAACCCAGGGTGGGATTTGAACCCACAGTTCCCGTAGCCTATCCAACTAGTATGACGTTGGCCAGAAATTCTAAGACGGCTATTATCCCCGCCAATGAATGGCCCTGCCTTTAGGCCCTACTTCTGGATTTGCCCAGCATCAACACTTTATCACGGCGTATACGAAGTGATGATCCCATCCGTCACCGTGTCTGTGCTCGTTCCGGTTCCAGCCGCATTCCTGAAAGTTCGGACTACCGAGATCCCAGGGACGCCACCCGCGCTGTAGCTTCCCGCATTGCAGTTTCCGGTAATCACCGCGCTCGCAGTCTGCAAGGCACCGGTGATCATCGCGCTTGCGGCTTGGAGAACCCCACTTAAGACGGCGCTGGCGGCCATCAACGCTCCGGCTGTTGTGAGACTTGCTGCCGTCAGAGCGCCCGTCGTCAGACTCCCACTGGTCAAAGGTCCGTCAATCGTGATGGTACCCATGCCAGCGTCGGTTCCAGCTCCCGCTATGGTGATACTGCCATTCGCAATCGTGATGATGGTCTGGTTTGGAGCTGCTCCGTTCGTCACCGTGATGCTTGGCACGGTGGCATCTAAGACTATGCTGGAATTGCTGGTCAGATCGGTGAGGGTGATCTGAAGTGTTGTCGGATTGATCGTAATTGAGTTGCTTCCGTTGCTGAGATCGATCGGCACATTGCTGATGCCGCTCACCGCGCCGAGTGTCGGAGAGGTGTTATTGAGCGCTGAGAAAAGCGTGTTCACGTTCTTGCTGAGAGCTTCGACATCCTTGCCGAGCTTGTTTGAACCCGGCAGAGGCCACGTCTTCACTTGTGGTCCCGAGGTGACACGTGAAAGGGCTTGCTTCCCTGGCGGACTGATGATCGGCTGAATCGAAGCGGTGATGCTACCGGGCATTAGGTGCGTGCCGCCATCTTTTTTGGACCACCGCCAGCGCGAACCCAGCTAGAAAGCATCATTCGTACATCTAAGCTGTCGACGCTCAACGATAATTCGGCATCGTGAGCGTTACAGAGGTTGGCCCACCTCTCGCCGTCCTTCGCGATTTGTGGCAACGTGGCTAAGTTATGGCATCTGCCAGTCTTAGGCTCTACCCATGTGCATTGCATACAGAATCACCTATTATAGAGATCCGGCAAGAAATAAGGAGTGATGCCGCTCAACTCCCAGCTTGCCCCAATCGCATTCGTTCCAAACCTAATCGTAGCGTTTTCCACCTGCGACAGGTCAAACTGCGCAACGTAATAAGCTCCCGGCGATGCGACCAAAGCCGTCACTGGAACGCCTGATGCCTCCGAGATTAATATCGGCACGCTGATGACTCGATCCGGCCCAAAGATCGTAGCGAGCGGTGGACCTGTTCCTCTCACCCAGAAGTCTGCGCCAGCGAAGCGCATCATCGAGGACTGAACCTCGTACCGCGCCCGAAGGAGTCCACACTCCCAGAACGAGTTCACCGCCGAGCCTTCATCGTTCGGAGTTGTTGTGTCGAAGTGAGCAATCGTCCCAGCCGCTGATTTGCCGATCCATACATTCGAAACCGCGTTTGGCTCCTTCACCACCCCAATCGCGGAAAACGCTGACTGAGAGAACATATCAATGCTGATGTCGACCTGATTGAACTCAAGCCCGTTCTGATAGTCAATGACGATGGTGTTAGTTGGTTCAGTCGAACTGCCGGTTGGAACGGCCACGTAAAGGCGCTGATGCACCACGTCATCGGCCATCTGAATGCAATACGCTGCGGCCCAGTTGACTGTTTGCCAAAAGTCGTTTATCAGATGCGTCACTGGCAGAGCGTCGTAGACGCCGGTGAACAGATACACACCTGCCTCAGTCGTGATCCAAGCATAGTAACCAGCCGTGTTGAAGCAAACGCATTGCTGAAAAGGAGCGCCGAGCGCCGGCGAAACAATCGTCGGCTCTGCCCAAGTGGCTGGCACATCGGAATTGTCAGTCGTATAGGAAGTCCACCGATCGCCACAAACGTACAGCGAGGTTGACCCGTTGAGCGGGAACATAGCGCCGATCTTGCGCTGATTCGGCAGAAAGACTTGGTTAAAGTCTCCAGTGACGCTCTGCGGATTGCTCGGGTCACTCGCATAGAGTGACGTGCCCACCGCGTAACACATACGCGTGCCATAGGCCGTCACGATGGCCGGGTTGAATGGACCACTGCCATCGCTCGCTTGTGTCAATAGAAGGAAGTTGTTGAGCGCTGAATCCAAGGACGCTTGGAGGTCGTAATCACTAAAGTTCATTACGAAATTCAACGTTGTGACCGTGTTAGCTGGCACTGGCAGGCTACCTATGCTCCCGTTTTGGGCATCGGTTGGAATGAAATACCACGCCGCTGGATTGTTGGCCGGCGTCGCGATTAGATAGAGCGTTGCGTTACCGCCGCCATTGGGAAGAGCCGGAAGCGTAACGGAGATGTTGATTTGCTGAAGATCGCTGAGCAGCGTGATCTGAATCGGACTGCTGCCAACCATTGTCGTAGGCACTCCAGAGAACCCCGTCACGTCTTGGAAGACGAAACCGAAGAAGTGCTGGCCGATATTCGCGTAGCCAGCGCCAGCGTCGGTCGGCGCGGCAGCCGTTAATGTGATTGGCCCCGCAAACGCAGTGAGCGAGGTTGTGCCTGTCGTGATTTGCGCCTGGGTTGTCGCGTTGCCGCTGATATCGTATCCGCAGAAGTAAGACCAAATGTCGATGTCTGAAAAGATAGTTGTTCGCGTGTTCGATGGAGTAGTGAAGATGGTCGCTTCACTACTCGCGGTCTGGTTGATGGCTCTGACGAGCGCGCCATCTTGCAGCAAGACGTAGTTCACATCAGAGGGAGCCACCCAATTGTGGATGCTGGTCACCTTGCCCGTGCTGGAGTAGCCGGTACTGGAAGTGCCCGGTCTGCTGCTGGCGTAGCCAGTGTTGTAGTTGATGCGACCGTTTTGAAAGAGAGACGCGCGGTTTGGAGAACCCACGCGCTTCTCACCAACGGCTGACCACATGCCGCGCGGAGTATCGATCTCTTTGAACTGCCAGCCCCTAAACGCCATTTGGTTGCTTGGCTGCGATCCTCGCGAGCACCACGCTATAGCGTCGCTCATCAATCTTGAACGGTTCGATCAACTTCCTGAACGTCTCCACCGCTTTCCGAGATTCCGATGGGTCTTTACCAGCCGAGCATAGCCTTTCCAACTCTCTGAACCCGTAGACAGCCACTGCCCCCGGTGTCAACTTCTTCCGGTCAACAGTTTCCTTGCGCGTCTTGATCTTCTCGCGACCGCGATACGACACTGTGATATCTGGCAAGCCAGGGACCTCCACTGTCCTGCTGCGGAGGTCGTTTACGAAGCTGTAGATTTGCTCGCTGAGCATATTATTTTTGCAGTTGGGGCGTGCCGGAGAGGGCTGGATTCTAACCAGCGTGACTCGCATTCGTCATACGAGTGGCTACGCAGACCGCCGCTGCAACCCGACGTTGCGACTCGCCCACCTCTCCAATGCGCACGCCCAATTAAATCAAGGCGTCAAGAACAGCGTGTACTCGACCATAACAATTGCGGTACCATTCCCCGCCGCAAAGGGAGCCGTTGCGTTGGTAATGTCTAAGCCAACATCCAATGTAGCAGCAAAGGCAGCGCCCGCTGGAGGAAGAACGAAGTAGCCTGACGCGGCAGCGGTGAAGTCAGCAGCGGGAAGCGTCTGAAACGGGCTCACGGAGGTCCCGTGGTAGACCAGTGAAATAGCCCCGCCTCCCGTGAACTGGACTCCGCCCGAAGACGGGTAGATGAACTCGATGAACGCTGACTTGGGAAGCATCACCAAGTTAGCGTTTGGAGAGATCAGCGTCGGTTGAGGAATCGGCGCGACCGTCACCGGCGTGACGGACATGCCGATGATTTGCGCCGCGGTGAGGGTATAGCGTTGTGTATGACAAGCGGTGACGATGGACCCATCAGCCAAGCCGCCGATGAAATCGCGTGCTTTGAGTTGCTGCCAGAGAGGAACGTCGATAAAGGCCATGGGGTTCTCCTTTAGTGGGCTACCCGCCTTACGTGTTCGGGCCGCTCTCGCAAACAAGCAATAAGAACGTCACGGCGTCGGTGACCGCGCCGTTAGCCACCTGGCCGAGCGCCGCCGCTGAGGCCGCGCCTGTGCCCCACAGCTGGATCGTTGCCGGACAGGTTAGCAGCATCTGAGCTGGTCGCACGGTCTGCCCGGCACCGCCCGGCTCAAAAGGAAAAGTTGCCGTCTGATACGTCGGCGTACCGATTACCAAGTTCATCGGCAAATAGCCATTGGTGCTGAGTTGGGTGGGGATAATGCCAACGACGTCGGATGGGTTGATGTACGGCACCGAGAACTCGGGCGCGCCACCGCCAACGTTGTTAAGGATCGGCGTCAAGTCTATCGGAAGTCCACCGCTCGATGCGGTGTACGTGGTGGCCGTCGCGGTGACAGTCACGCTAATGGACCGGAGTGCGGCCTTAGTCTGGCCTCGTCCGATGGTGTTCATTGAAACTACTGCTACAGCCATTCAGTCGCCCCTCCTCTGAGGCGTGAACGTCTCGCCGAGGGAGGCCGGCGAGACAGCTTAGATTTGAGTATACGGCATCTGGCGCGCCCGGCTAGTTGCACTGCCAGTTGGTCCCATTGTAAAAGGCCACATGCCCGGTGCCTCCACTGGTACACGTAGCGGTTGTCTGACAATTGTTACAGTAAAACGGACCCGATCCTGCCACCGCTGGCTCTCCTGTAAGGGTTGAGTAGGAAACGACAAGAGTTTGTGGGGGAGCGTTTGTGCTGTAACTGCTCACGTTGGATGCAAGGTTTGCTCCGCCACCCCCAGCGGACGTGACGTTGTACCCAGGCAAAACGGTGACACCCGATGATATAGCCGCTGGACCGCCTGATCCGGCATTGTTCAGATTGTTGTTATTGAGGATTTGGTTCAATCCAGATGGGACATTTAGGCAAGAGAACGTGCTGTTACAGAAAACCTGATTGTCGGTGAATATGTTGTTGTTGCCTGATATCTGCACTGGTGATTCAAACCTATTGCCGTCCGCCAACAAATTACCAGCAGTCGAGTTCAACGCAAAAATATAGCCGCTCATGTTTCCTAGTCCAGCGCCGATAACAACGTTGCCTTTAACGATTGTCCCGTCACCCGTCGTCTGGATGCAATTTCCTTCGCAGTTGAAGAAATGTACATTCTGCACCGTAAAGAATCCAGCCCCTGAAGTCACACTCACCCCCGGCGCTGTCGCATTGATCCCGCCAGTCGTTCCACCTCCGGGCGCTTGCACGTAGCCGTCCGCGAAATAGCCGCCGTCCGTGGGACCTGTTATTGTTTGTTGCAGTTCACCATTGTGGTCGTAGTTCAAAAAAGTGTCCGCCCCGGAAATATAGACAAAAGAGCTGGCGTTGACGCCCCATCCGCCGTTGTTGTACGTTTGGAGGTCCGTAATGAATGTGAAATCTCCTCCGCCCCCGGTTGGAGCAGGACCGATATCCAATGCGTCTCCCGTATTGTTCACGAGCGTAATCTTATCCCAGTATCCCTGCGACCCTAGAATTTTCGCCCCCACATTGACTGAGTTCGCGACAAAGACCCGAGTCATGTCGAACTCAGTCAGGCCTCCAGATGCGATCACGCCGTTGTAGAAACCGTACACGTAGACGTCGTGGATATTCGCAAAGTTAGCAGTCCCCGGCGGCGATCCGGTGGAACCATAAGCGCAAATCCCGCAACTACCGCTGACCGCAGTGCCGCTCTGCACCAAGGTCATACCGCTCAACGTAAAGCGGTCATTGACCACGCTAAAGAGAGAACCACTCAGGTTATACGAAGCGATCGTCACGGACCCCTCGTTTGGTCCGGTGAGTGTAGCATCCGCCGGTGGAGTAATTGTCGCGTAGACATTATAAGCGCCAGCCGTGAGCGTGACAGCCTTGTTTAATTCCCATGCTTCCGCAATTCCAGAACTTGCACTCGTAATTGCCCAAGCACCGCTGTGGCTGTAGACGGGCGTGAACTGAAGAGTCCCGCTGCTCAGTCCCGACATGCAGCTGCCGCCTGTGATGAGCACCGCCTCTGCCGTACCGGTGCCTCCCGAGATATACAGATAGTGCCCGGTATCGGTCCCAGCGACTCCGTACGGACAGGTCAATGTCACGGTTGCTGGCACGCTCGCCGTCAGTGTGCCGCCCGGTGCCACCGGAGGAAAATTGAAGTTACTCGCGAGTACGACGGGCGAAGCCACAAGAAGGCTCTGTCCTCCGCCCACAGGCGTACCGACGAACTGATTAGGAGGGCCTAGGGGCAAAGGACAAATGGAGCCTGAATCGATAATGTTTCCATTCAAGTCCCACTTAGCGCAATTGCCTGTCGTAAGCGCACCGGTTGACGATGCCGCCCTAGTTGTGTTGCCAGTGAAACTCAGACCCACCACTCCGCTCACAGGAACGAAAGTCGCCGCGATGGTGCCGCCGGTTGCCGTTAGACTTCCTCCCGGTCCCATTGTCAATGCCGCAGACGAGGCACCCCCTAGAATAGCGGAGAACGCCACGGAGGTTCCACAAGCCGCCCACGACGGGACACCCACCGAACTTTCCGTAAAACACGGATTCGAAGTGTTGTTGCCAGCGAGGAATGTCCAGACTGTTCCGTCCCAAATCGCAACGTCGCCAGCACGGACATGCGGCACTTGAAAGCCCCCCAAGAGACCATCCAGAATCGTCATATTCTGGTTCATCCAGAGATTCCAATTCGGAGTGTTCTCAATAGGGATGTAGAGCCCGAGATTTGGCGTTTGTGGCGTAGCTTGGCCCCAAAGCAGCCCAGCAGCCGCGAGACCTAGCCAGCACCATTTCATTACTCACCCCTCATGAGTTCTTCGCAACGAGCTATGCTCGCGAAGTCGCGCTTCCACAGCTCGGCCTCTTGTTTGGTTATCTCGGTAGGCTTGCCGAAGTTAACGAGGGGATGTATGAAGACTACCCTCTGGTTGAAGGTCAAGCAGTCCGCAAGCAATTGCCGCTTCAGAAACAGAGGGATACCATCGTTGACCCAATGGCCCAAGACAATCACGCTGGGTACCCCGCAATGCTGAGAGTGTCACCCACCTGCGGGATTTGCGCTCCAAGAAAGATCACGCAATTCGAACCGGCGTTGTAGTCCAAATTCTGCGTCAGCGCCTGCCCGTTCCGAAAGACTCGAAACTTTCGACAGATGACATTGGTTGTGAAGATTGGATTAGTGCCGTCTATGACGCCGAAGATGCCAGTGCCCGGCCCGATACCGCCGCTGCCGCCGAACCCGCCTTGTCCGAACCCGCCTTGTCCGAACCCACTGGCTCCGGCGCTGCCGTCAATGTTGCTGAAGATTTGAGGAACGCTGAGAGGATAGGACTCAATCGTGTATGGCGGTTCAACGATGCTGGAGTAGCCCCCTTGTCCGAACCCGGCTTGGCCGTACTGTTGGTTATTCCCTGGCATAAATTTGGCTTAAGTATGGCTTAAGCGCCCGGCATGTTCCAATTCAAATAAATTTCGGCCGTAATCACGTCAGCAGGGGGGCCTGGCTGCGGAATGCTCAATCCAAGGAAAGTGATCTGGTTGTTCGTCCAAACATAATCCAAGCCATAGGTCTGGAAGATGCCGTTTCGGTAGACGACCATCTGCTGAACCGTCCCAGAAGTTAAGATGACAAAGGTTGCGTTTACCCCATTGATAGCTCCGATAATTTGAGGGGATGGCCCAGCCGTCGAGACCTCAATCGGCACATTCGTGGCACCCCCTCCCGTGGTTCCTTGCTGGGCCGCCACCCATGGCACTTGGAACCGGACCTGAAGGCGTCGTCCCGCAGTGTAGGGCTTGTGCGCCATCTGAACTTTTTGTCGCTGCCGCACTTGCGGTTGAATGAGCCTGAAGAGGGCACCCCCGATTTGGCCCGCTGAATATTTCGGTCCAACCGCGGTCTCCCAGGCAATCTGCGCCAGTTCGTTGCGCCCCTTGGTTGGTCCCATGCGCCCTGCCGCATAGTTGGATAGAAAGGTAAGGCTGCCATCAAATGGGATCACCGAAGTGTCGGTCGTGGGGCATACCCCGCTCGTTTCGTACATCATCTTCAACTCAGTCGGGTAGGTCGCACCGATGAAGTAGAACGTATCGTTCCGAAAGACAAACTCGCGCAAATGGTCTGTTGGACTTAGCTGATCCAAGCGATCGCGCGGAGTAAGGTCAACGAAGCGATCTGAGGAGCCGGCGATGCGCTCGGCAATCCATTCGTACTGCCCAAAGTTGGAGATCCCCATTTGTGCTGGCGTGACCGAAGTCTGATAAGCCGGCAGAATGTAAAAACCACTCGCGCCACCCCCGCCGCTGCCGCCAAAGCCCCCTTGGCCAAAGCCGCCTTGACCGAAGCCCGATCCAGCACTCCCTTGCTGAACATTGAGCAGCGTGATTCGCGGCACCTCGAACCCGAGCATCGCTGCATACAGTGCGTCATAGGCTTCTTGGAAAGCGGCCTGAAAATTACTCAAAGTTGGGGCTTGCGGCGGATAGTCGATGAAGATCTGGCCGTTGGGGTCGTCCAATAGGTACCAGGCCTGCTGTTTGATCTGCCCTCTGGTCGGGTACATGATGCCTCAGTGATCCGGGCGCTACGCTGCTGGCTGGGTTTGTTTGGTAGAGTGCTTGCCCACTGTCGGCGCAGTCAGACGTTCAAGTTCCTGTGACTCTATAGCCGCCCGTTTCGCAGCGAGAATCCTTTCCTCTCTTGCCTTTTGTTCCGCCCAACGCTCTGGATTGGCCACTTGGTGACAGTGCTCGCAAACAATAGCCAACGGGTTGAGGGATTTCGTGCAATACGGGCAAGTGGTCAACATCGCGCCAGTGTGTTTGTAAAGCCAAGGCGCATCGTAGCCGCGGAAGAGCGCTGCCGCACGCATGACTTCCGAAATATCCGTGCCGACACTCGCCATGGGATTCACGTGGATCTTGTCCGCGCGCGCCACGAGTTTGTCCGCGTACAACGCTGTCCGTTGTCGTGCTGCCGCTTCGTCTTCGTCCCACATGGCCTGGCGCTCGATATCGCTAGCCGGACGTACAAGCAAGTTGTGATCTTCGTCAACACCTTGCCGCCAGCCACCGTTGCCGTCGTCCACCATGACGGACAGATATTCGCGCACGATCCAGACGCCGGGGCAGCCATCGGGCGTCATGTACTGACCCCAGTTGGTCCATTCCAAAATGATGCAACGAGCAATCTCGTCCGGGGTCACGTTATGATCAAGCCGCTGCCGAACACGATTTCCGTTCCACGGTCCCCATTCGGTCTGCTTGATTGGATGAATCACGAGCACACGAGCTGCATCGTCCTTCGTCTTTGGGCCCGGAATCACATAGGGCATGCTCCGGTAATTCCGTTTGGCGGAAAGTTCCGCGAAATGTACGCTTGCTACTCTGACTGCCATAATGCCTCCTAGTCCTCGAACCACATCAACTTGCCTTCTTCCGATAGGCGTCATTCATTCTGCTCATATGCGTTCCGCCCACCACGCCCGGCGTAAAGTTCTGGAACGCCGGAGACCAGTCCTGCATCTCGATCCGCTGCTCATTGTATAGTTTTCGACGTGACTCGCTAACCTCATTAACTGCATCCGTCTCATGCTGCCAGTCACTCATGGACATCTGTTGCCGCATCGCCCAAATGAGGTTTTGCGTCATCTCTACGTTCGGGAGCACTCCTTGTTTGAGACAATATTCCGGGTAGGGATGGTACATCCCGCTCGTAGGATACGGGCAGCGATCGCCAAACTCCTCGTTCCACTGCTTTTCGTTCCATTTCGGAAGTCCCCAGTAGCAGGCCGCCCAGCATTTCGGCAAGCGAGTCTGCCAGTACACCATGTCCGGTACCCAGAGCCAGCAGAATCGTGGCTTGCCGTTGATGAGAAGGCCACATGCTTCTCCGATCCAGCGATTAAGAGCGTCAACTACGGAGTGCTTCATCAAAAAATATTATCTCTCATGGATAAACCACACAAGTTAAGGGGCCGCTCGACGCTGTTGACGATAGCGTAAAAATCTGCACATTCACAATGGTGGTCGAGCTGGCGACAGCACCCAGGACTGGCGATCCCAATATCGTTCCCGAGCCGTATATTCCACAACTGACATAGGAAGGCACCGCGCTCAAGGCTGGAGACAGGACGAACGAGGTATAGCACGAAGTCCCCGCGGTGGCAGGGGTGGGGCATGAAGGTCCGCTAAGCGTCTGCCAGTTGTTGACTTTTAGAGCATTCGCTGTCGTCAGGCCGGTGATATTGATGCTTTTGATGTATGCGCCGTTTTCAACCGAGAATTGTGTTCCGCTGTCCGACAAGTAGTACCAGCCCAGATAAGGATTAGCCGTATTCACCGAATTAACCAAATCCTGCAAAATTCCGGTTGTGACACCGTCGCTCAATGACGCCAGGAGCGTCGTGTCTACCGCGTTCTGGTTTACCAGCACGTAGCCGCTTCCGTTTGTAAGTGAGATTTTTTCGAATTTGGAAACCTGCACTCCAAGGCAAAGCGGTCCACTTGGTAAGTTCGGCAGCGTCGCACACAATCCGCTCGTTGGTCCCATCACGATTCCGTTAGTAGAATTATTTATGGTGATGCTCTCCATCATCAGATTCTGCCCCTGAACGGTCACTCCATTTACAGGGCCGGGCGTCGTGTTGATTTTGTAGTTACTCCAGGGATAGTCGCCGAGAGAACTCATGATGACCATCGGATAGGTCGCGCTCGTCACCCAACCGCCTTGGGAGATTAGTTGATTATTATAATAAGGCCCCGATCCACGGTCGCCGCAATGCAGCCATGGCTGGTAGCCCAGCCCTGCACCACAGTGATATTCGCCAAACTGCGTCCAATTGGCGAAAACCGAATCATGCACTTTAACGTTTGCGTTCGCGTGGCCGACGTAGAATCCACTGCACCCAGATATGCCAGCACAAGTGAATGTGATATTGTGAACGTCCACATTGTAGGTATCTAGTTCAGGGCCAACGGTCGTTGAACCGTCAATCCGTAGCATAAAGTTAGAGGGATATCCGGATGGCCCGGTAAATGAAGTCATGGCCTGAACTACGGTTCCCAATATCGGGCCGGACGGAGCGAAGTCGGTTCCTTGGCCGAAGCCTACGCCGTACAATTCCACGCATGTTGGCACGTCGATGCCCTGACTGACGTACCAGATGCCGGGTGGCAAATAAACTTTGCAAAGGCCGGAAACACTGGCGCTGCTCACCAAGGTTTGAATGATCGGGTAATTGTCGTACGTGTATAGATTGATCTTGCCTTGCGGCAAGACGCCGAGTGGGTTGAGCCAGAGGTTTTTTATCTGGGTGTTAGCGTCAATTTGAGTGTTGGTGGTCTGGCAGCGCAGCAGTGCTGACCCCCCGAAGAGAGTCAGCACCAACAGCTTTGAACCAAAATACATAAGTGTCTCAGGTTCAGTCGCTTACGAGTAATAAGTTGACAAGGGGAGGTTGCCGATAAGTCCAGCATGCCCTGGATCAAGGCAGTATAGGTCTTCGTCTTTCGTGAAGCCAAACCACACCCCAGCGCTCGGCCCCCCTGACGAACCCATCAACTGAACGAAGCGTCCATCCGCGCCGCTCTTGCCGGGCGTCTGGAACCAGCCAGGCGTGCGCAGGCGTGCGCGGCCGAAATCAGAACCAACCATGTAGTGCACGATGGTCTGAGTCTGGAAGATATCGACGTAATGCGGAATCCCACCCCACAGGAAGGACGGTTTGCCTTTGAGTTTTGGCAACTTATCGAACACTTCCATTTGCGCGCCTTCGATTAACTTCATCTGAAGGGCAATCATTTGCGAGTAAGCGTAGGCTCGCTGTGCTGGCGCCGCGATGCCCATGAGGTTGGGAACGACACCACGATCCAGAAAGATGCGATCGTAGAGTGCCATGACGGCCTCGACCGAAAGACCGTTAGTCCCGTCCGCATACTTGGAGATGATCTGCGATTCCTGCGCGCGGTTGATGCCACCCGTCGTGCCGGAAGTGGCGTTGGAGATCCAGTATTGAACCCCGCGAGGTCCAGCCGGCGAAGCGCCCGAAACCCCTTCGAATGTGATCAGATCGCCACTGGCTGCGTTCGGAATGGTGCCGTTGAAGGTTACGGTTCGTGGATTGGTCGTGTTGACCTGCTGCGCCCAGAAGATACCCGCTGCCTTCAGCGTCGTGAAGGTCGAGTCGTAAATGTTGTAGAACTGGCCGCGCCTCAAGAGCTGTGCGCCGAAGTTGTTGTCGAGGGTGTAAACCGACTGGCCGGAAGAGTTGGAATAGCCGATGGTTGTCGCTAGCAGCGCGGTGCCGTTTTGGTGAATGTACTTGTCCCACTGAAGTTCCATTTCCTGAATGCCGGTGGCCACGCAATCTAAGAACGGGTTTTGCACAGCCACATCGCGGGACTCGGTGGCTGCGATTTGCAGTTGATCGAACTCATAGTTATGACGGATGCTGAAGAAACTCTGCGTCATAACGTTGCCGGTCGGTGAAGAACCGCGTCCCATGTCGCCCAATTGGGGATCATAGTGCCCGGTGCGCCCACCCGGAGTCGTTTGGAACGGGATTCGGTAATCTCGCTCACCTACGCGCTGCACTTCGCCTTTTTGAACGAAATCGGTCAGCACGCCAAAATCTTTGAGAAACCACTGCGGAAATTTCTTTTTTCGAACCATCTCCGACTGCTGCCAGAGTGTATTTGAAGCCATGACAATTCTCCTGTGTGCTGGTGCGCCAGCGCTCGTGAGGTTGCCTGTGAGGTTGAAAGCTAAGCTGCGCTCGGGTTATCCGAACAATGCCGTTAACTCGCGTCTGGCTGCTGCTGGGTCATACGCCCCACTGTCAGGGACTACACCGGGCGGAGCGATACCACGATTCACCGGCGCGCTTGTTCCATTCACGGAACCGTTGGCAACGGCTACTTGGCGCCGTTGGTGGGTTTGCTTGTTCGCCGCTACGAACGATTTGGAAGCGAACTCCAGAGGACCTTTGATAATTCGGTCGATTCGAAGAGCCGCACTGTTTTTGTAGGCTTGTTTGATCTGCGCGCGAAATTGAGTACGCGCCGCAGGAGAGACCGCGATTCTTGCCTGTCTCTCAAGCCTTTTTACCGTGTCTTGAAGGACCGTATCCGCGCTCAGTTCCTTCTTGAGGTCTGTAACGATGGGATTGATGACAAGATGTTCCCACTCTTTCGGATAGTCCTTCCAAGCGTCGGCGACTGACTTCAAAGCGGGCGTTACTATATCGTCGACAACGCTTTTGTTTACCTCTTGAGCCATTGAGCCAATCCAGTCACTGAACTGTTCAGTTCGCGCTGGAGCGCCATTACCTTGGCCGTTGAGTTGCGCTCGAAGCGCTTGATTCTCCTGAATAACCCTGTGAACCGGATCGGATTGTCTATTACGCAGACCGTCCATCTCCGAGAACGCATGAAATGGCAAGCCCATGTTTTCGGCCGCCTGCCGCACTCTCGTAAGGTCCGCGGAGTCGGGACCGAACCCGGTCACCGCTCGAATAACATTCTGAACGGATTTAAACAGCGGAACATCGTTGCGCTGAATGGCATCAGCGTACAACTCTGTCATGAAATCGCGCGCTTGCAGCATACGAACCGACTGATAAGCCGGATCGCCGGGGCCTTTTTCGGCCAATCTGTTGTAGAACGTTTGCGCGAAAGTGACGCGCGGATCGCCGCCCACTTCGCCGGCTTGCTGCGCCCGTACCATCTCGCCAAAAGCCCAATCCAAGACTCGGCCATGCGCTGTTGGATCAGTGCTTGCGACGTCGGTGAACAACTCTTCCATCGCCTCGTACGCCTCCTGGCGTATTCGCAGCGACTCCAAAGTGGCGGGTTCGCCGATCAACTGCGATGTCTCTGCCAAGACCTTGTGGCCGTTGTCATAAATCGCCTTCCACCGTTCGGGTGTGACCACGAAGACCTCTTCGCCTTTGCGATTCTTGGCCTTGGTTACTCCCTCGGGGAGGTCATCAGTGGGTGGCTGTGCGGCGGCTGGAGTGGCCGTGGCTCCGGCGACCGGCTCAGCGACCGGTTCAATCTCAGGAGCGCCTGCTTCTTCAGCGGGTACATTTGGGGTGTCAATCGTCTCCGGCGCACGGGACTCTGTTTCGTCTGGGGTGTCCTCATAACCTTCCGGCGCTGGGCCTTCCGCTGGCTCATCGGCGATGCTGGCAAGGTCTTCTGGGCCCCACGTGAGATCAGATGCTGAGAAGCCGGTGTCTCCGCTGTCTGCTGGTGGCGTATTACCGCTCGTGAAATCCGATGCGCCGCTGGTGTCCGCTGGTGTCGCTACTGATGTGGCCATAGTTTACTTGCACCTGATTTACCAGGGGCGGTTTCCCGCCCCTCTCGGAGGAATTAGATTGATTACTCGCACTTGCTATTAAACTTACGATACAACAATTCGGTGATGTTTGCTGCTGCCCTCTTGGTGTGGCGTCTGGCCTAGCGGAAATTCTTTCCACACACTCGCGCCCAGAATAGCGCAGATTCGCGAATGGGCCGCCCGTGCTGCGCTCCGTGACGCCCATCAATCCTGTGAACGGTGGGCTGGTTGCTCAAGGTAGACAGGGGCAACAAGAACGCTGTCGCCATCAAAATTCCACAACTTCTGGCAATTCGGCACCGCGTCACTGCCCTGCGTATCGTTAACGAGGTCCCAACCAAGTTCACAGGTAAAGGTTTTGTCAATTTATGCTCCTTTCCGCACGCGCTTTTTGGCGTAGCTTTTGTTTCGCTGTGTTTGCGCGCGCCTGAAGAACCTTATGTTTTTCGGCGCAATAAACGCAAGTGGGCGCTATGCGAGCGTTCCCCAGAGAAGTCACAACCGCTCGCAGATAGACCCGGCAAGCGCAGATTGGTATCTCCATCCCGGGCCGTAACGATTCGAGAACGCATTTGTGATAGATGCGACGATCCATTTATGGACCTCCTGTCGCTGATTGCGCTGGTGGCGGCCCTTGTGGCGGAGGCATAATCGGTGGAATGCCTGCCACGGTCGGCGCTGTTGGCGCACCGATAGCACTGCCGAGCGGCGGATTCGGTCCAGCACTTCCGCGCCTGATTGGAACCACATTCGGCCCCACCTGCGGTAACGCGCCGACAGGTGGAGGAGCCTGTGGCTGTACGCCGGCAGCGGCGAGCACTTCCTGGGTTAGTTGAGGGAAGTCCTCCAGTTTCGCCGTAATTGCCAGACCACCATGCAGCGGAGGAGGGAGCGGCGGAGTGGGATTCGCCAACTTCTCTTGCGCCAGCCAACGTGCCTCGACATTCGCGAACCCCTGCGCCTGCTGTTGGCGAGCTTGGCGCCCCGTCTCGGAGACCATCCACTTTGCGAATACATTGGCGGCGATCGCGTGATTCTCGAATGGATCTGGCATGATCGACGGTTGCGGACCTTCCGGTGTCGATGTTGGCTGACCTTGCAAAAGCTGCTGGATGTCGGAAAGGGTCTTATTGACTTGGTCTCGGACCATGCTTTCGAAGCCCGGGACCTGCAGTAGTTCGAAGATTTCCTCAATGTTCATCGGATCGAGGATGCTCAACGCCTGTTGAATCTCTGGCGGAAAGTCCTTCAACATAGAGAACACGGCGTCTCTGCGGTCTGCAGCCGTCATCGGGAAGTTGTCGTCGCTCTCGCAGTGCCAGCCATTGGGACTTAGCTGCGTGATATCGGCCGTATCGGTTTCGATCCCGTAGGCGCCCCGGCGTTGGGCTTTAGCGATTCCTTGGCCATAACGCGCGCGCGCCAGAACTGCGTTCCTCGCCACCTGCTCCGCCGCGTAGCGCATCTCACGCGCCTGTGGAGCGAGTTGAGCTAGGGCCTGATCTCGGCGCTGTTTCGCCTCATGGTAGGTCTGCGTGGGCTGCCCACCGCCTGAAATTTCAGGCCGAATGCCGGTGATGTCCTGCCACGCGGTTCTGAGGAGGCTGATGAGCGGTACGACCTGGTCGCTAAGCCGCGCCGGTGGGATCTGATAGATTCGTTTCGAAATATCGCCGTCAACCGGCAATGCGGTCGGAATGATCTCCGCCGGCACCGCCTCGTTGGTGTTCATCGCTTGGCGGTCCAGAAGCTGGCTGTCAACAATCGTCTGAGTGATTGCCCTGAGAACCGTCTCGATTGACATGCCCCACAAATCGTTCATCGCGCGCTGCAGCGGCATGGCGTCCGCGCAAATGGGTGGTTCGTTAATCTTGTCTTGGCGTCCGACTCGGCAGACGGCCCAGACATCGCATTTATTCTCATCGCGTAGATCGACGATGATGTCGCCGACCATTCCGATGTAGAGTCCTTTCGGGAAACGCTCCTTGAATAGCTCTCTAGTCGGCTTCTCGTTTATGCACTGGAATTGAACCGGGCTGAGCCAGTATTCGTGGTGTCGCCATTCGTTCGGGCGTCGGGTCTCAGCCACGCCCGATGGGGTCGAAACAGCACTGGATACTTCGGCCGCCACGGTTGCACTCGTGCTGCGGCTGGAGTCAGGCGGACACCCGTCACGCCATTGCTCCAAACGGTCGCCCTCTTCATACCGGTCGAGGAGCACGTATTTCGAACGCATTTTTTCGCGCCTTAACCAATCGCACCCGAAGAGGTCTTTCGCCTGCCATGGCACCGCTACCTCAAGCACCGAATCGATTTCAATCTCGACATCGCCATTCGGATAGTGCATTTGCCCCACCAGCATTGGGACCGGCAACCCTTCTGGAGTCTGCCCGATGTCGAATTTTGGCTCATTGGTTGAACCGTATTTTGTTGCGTCGTTGCAGAAATAGGTATGGATGAAGGCTGGTCCAGTAGTGTACTGGTGGAAAGCGATGGAGTTCCAATGCGCGTCGACTCGCTGCTTGACCCAGATATCGCGGATATTCACATCCGCGTTTCGAGCGTTGCGCATGTCGTCCGGGTTTTCCGCATCGTCTGGCAACGCTTTAACGCGCGGTGCGGCCTGCCCCATGACCGCTTTGAACTTATACATGTCGCCACCGATGAAATTTATCGGCGGACAAAGCCTCACATCTGGTCCGGTCTCCTCGTCACCCTCGTTGTAATCCCACGGCACATAATCGGCAACTGTGCCGTAAGACGTGACCATGAAGCTGGGTGCATTGAAATGTTCGCCACGCACGAACATCCATTGCATTCTGGTTTTGTTGAGCAGCAGTTGGCGCTCGTAGTCATATTGCTCGTCAGCAGCCGATTTCGCGAGACGCCTGATCGTTTCCTCATACTGCGTGATGAGGTCCTCGATCGAAAGGGCGTCCGGTGCTGGGGCTAGGACCTCGGCCATGTTTTTACTGTGGTAGCTTGCCTGCTAACGCCTTCTCCACGATCTTCTCCGCAGTCTGGCGGGCCTGCCGCGCGTAAATCTGAGACGGCAAGTTCAATCTCCGCCCATACTGTTGATGATCCGGCTCAATTGGTTCAGCCGCTGGTGGCACATGCGGGGCCTCTGGATACGGGATGCCGTGGCCTTTTAGCTGCCAGTCGCGGTTGATTTGCGATTGGTAGGCGATTCGCTCACCAGCCAAGGACTCGCGAAGCATTTCCCAGGCGCGCGTTCGCTCCTGCTCAAGCATCTCGTTGCGGTCTTGCAGCATCGCTATCTGGCGGGATTGTTCCTCGACCCTGTCCGAGAAGACGAACGTGGAGATCCAAGCGGTCAGCCAGTCGATGAGTCTTTTCAGCATTCTGCGCGGGGTCCTTTCGGCCAATCGGTGGTAATAGAGCCGTCGGGATTGATCGTTACCGGAACTTTAGCTTTTGAGTCAAGAATTAGTTCCAGATCGGCAATCGTTCGCGGATGCCGTTTTACCACTTGTCGGAAGCCGCACCAATGGCACCACAGCATTGTATCCCCATCCGGGTAGCACGGCGGGGCGTAGTGAAGATTAAAGCGGTGAAGAAACCGCATCAGCGGACGGTAAAAGAGCCTACGAACCATATGGCCCCGCTCCTCCTCCGCCACCCATAGGAGGAGTTCCGCCCATCTGCGAGCCACCGGGAGGTCCGCCCATAGGAGGCTGTTGGCCTTGCGCTCCATCGCCGCCCTGTGCCTTAAACACGTTACAACCACCATCGGGGCTTACGGATTGTTGCGCCACTTCGCACATACCGCCGTCCTGGAAATGAGCGCAGATCGCGCAAGCGTGCGGATCATCGTGGTAGCCCATCTGATCGAGCGATAGGACCACTCCGCCGCCAGTGCCGTCATCGTCGCTCTGACCGGGAGGCCCGCTCGGCGGGGCGTCTGGGTCGCCGAAGTCCTGCATCCCGCTCATCCCGCTGGCCGAGGGTGGGGTGCCCCGCATTGGTTTAGCCATTTACTAGTTCCCTTTGTGGTTCGTATTCAAAACAACCGCATGCTAGATCGTCACACATGCCGGGTTCTTCAGGCGACCTGACGAAGTGATGGTTTCCAGCATGACCGCAAACGCACGGAGGCTCAGTAACCACATGACACCTCCGTTCCTCTTCCGTCAACTGCTTAAACTTTCCAAGCGCCTCATACGGGTCCAAACGGCACCTCCACTGAACGAGCTTCTGGACTCAGATCCCAAGCAAAGCCGCGCGGAGACTCTGCAAATAATCCGGCGTCAATAGCTCTTTTCATCGTGCGCTCGACAAATCGGCGCGCGGGTTGTTCCTTGTCCGGGAAAGCGTCCAGCGCTGCTTCCAGAACTGCATCATTGGCAATGACGGCTGCACGCAGACTTGCCAGATCCGTTTCGCCATCGTCCACAATCCGCTGAAGGATAACGGCTTCCTCGGGCGTAAATTCGCTGAGCTTGGCTATTACTTCGTCAGGTGTCATGTGGCCTCCCACGGTTAACGGCGCGTCAATTAGCTCTCCCTGGACCGCTATAGCCGCTACCCGGCCTATGCCGCTGGCTGCTGGCCCTCGCGGGAGTAAATGGCTTAACCACTTCATTATGTACTTTAGCGTAATTTGCTTCCTGCGTTCGCGCAATCATCAGCAGCCTAGTCGGATCGGTCAACTTTTCACCCATCTCCGCCTCGTACTTGACATGCATCGCTTCCATAGCCTCGTTCACGAAGAAGAACTTCGGCATGTCCACTTTGATGTCCTGGTATGCAATAACCCCATTTCTAACAGACTCAAGTTCATCGTCGCCATTCATTCCGCGCTCATCCGCGTTGAACTTCTGAACGTCTTCCCGCTTCGATTTCCTGGAAGGATCATTGTCCGCGCTGGTGTCCACCTGCGCCACTCGCAGGCAGCGGTCAATACCCCGGCAGTGGCTCCAGAACTGAATCATAGGCAGCACTTCCGGCCTCTGCTGCTGCAACTCGCGAACCCGCATCTCATATGCAAGTTGTCCGTCCCGTTTGAAAACCTCCTCCAAATGCCTTTTCTTCTCCTCTTCGTTATGGAAGATTAACACCGCCGGCCGGAAGCGGAGCATATCGCGCATGTAGTCCCAGGCGTCCGTGCGCTCGAAGTAAACCGGCTTCAAAGCCAGGCACATCTGTCCGATAGTCTGTTTCCGACGTTCTTGGAACATATACTGCGCGCGCCGCGGGTCTCGGTCGGCGATGTTGCGTTCGTCGTCGTCGTACTTCAAAAGTACGGAACCGTAAGGACCCAGCACCTCCTTGATGCCAGCTTCCATCTGCTGGGCTCTGGTTTTGGAAGCGTCGTCGCGGTCGAATAGATCCTTGCTGAGGTAAATCGTGATACAGGGATCGCCGCCCGCGCGCTTCAGCGCCTGCAGATCCTTCATCCACCAGCGTGCGAGAACGGTGCCCTGTTCGAAGGCACCTACCCTGCGCATTACTAATTCATCACAGACGTGCACTCGTCGATCTTTCTCGTTTTTGACGAACTTATGATAAGCGGATGGATGGTCATAGCCCCAATCGCCACTGCCCCAACGAAACCACCAATCCTGCAATGCTACCGGCGCGATGACATGACACGCCCATGGATATTTTTCTTTTTCCTCCCCGATGGGTCCGTTCGGCCTGTATTCACCAAAAAATGTCCCTCCGCCAGCATGCCAGTCGCCGTCCATCCATTGCTTGCGAGTTACTTCGTCCTGCGCCATCAGGTTCGAATGATATTCGGCACCCTCCGGTGTCGATGGGTGCAGATAAGGGTTAGCGTCGATCGGGAACGGAATGAAAATGCGGACGCCATTTGTAATCGGGTCACGCATCGGCGTGTTGTGTGGAACGAAGCCGCCGCCCTTCATCGGCACTTCGACGAAGCGATTCAGGACCCACGTCGCACCAGGGCCATCGGGGTTGGTCGTGCTCATGATCTGCGTCCGCAGACCGGGGAACATCCGCTGAGCATATTCACCCGGAGCGATCTGGACTGTCCGCATGCGCTTGGTACTTCGAAGTGACCCTTTCAGCTTCAGATACCGCTTCTCGGTCTTGATCTGCGTTAGCTCTTCGATACCGATCCACGTGATATTCCAGCCCTTGTACTTCTCATAGGTGGTCTCTTCTCCCAGATGGTTGAAGTAAACCTTCGCACCGCTCTTGAACTTGATGTGTTTCGGATCACCAACCGGTTGACCGCCGAAATGTCGGTAGAACTCAATCGCCTCCTCCACGAACTCCGACATGGACTGGTACTCTTCGCGGAGGAATACACCGCGGAAGCTGCGGTCATTCAAGTAGGAAGCGTGCGCGGGATCTTCGGGTGGAAGTAACGGGTCGCCCATCGCCGGGCGGGCGATGAGCGCTTTACTTTTGCCGCCGCCGCGTTGCCCCCCGATGGTCGCTTCCGAATACCAACAGTTCAGTGCCCATGTCTGCGGACCTGGATTGCTCTGGTAAAAAATCTCGCCAGATTTAATGTCCTTGAACGTGACGGTGTTGTGAGGGTCCGGATAAGTATCTTGCAACCAACCGGGCGTAGGGAAGACACGCGCCTCGGGAGGCGGAGGAGCGGCACGGGGCATCAGACGGCCCTCGGCGGCTTGCCCCTATTCCGCCATCGAGCACGCATCCAGTACACGGCGGAAACAACCAGACCACCGCTCACGAGCCAGGCGCCTTGCGCCACCCGACCTAGCCAATCCGGGCCGCCCAAACCCCAGCCAGGCGACTTCTGCGTGTAAGAGCTTCCGGGTGTCATACGATCAGGAGGCGGAGGCTCGTGTGGCGGAGATGCGGGAGTGACGCTGGGAATGCTCTCTCGTGGCTTATCTGCCATACATTTTCCGCGGCAGTATTGGCTTCATTGGGGGCTCGGCCGCCTGAGCTTTCATCGGAGGGTAGGGCCGCTGCGGGCGCTGCGGCTGGATAGGAGCGACGCCGTCTTCATGGTATTTACCAGGGTTGGCATTGATCGCGGCTTGGGCCATGTGGTGAACATGACTATTCCCCGAATGTGCGGCCGATTCGACCTTCTTAGGTGGGATCGGTTGGCCTTGCGGGGTATGGGTCGCACGGTGCAAGCCACCCTTATTCTGTCCGAAGGCGGTTGCCATCCAATGCGCCACTACGCCGCCACCCTTCCACCTGAGTCCGCAACGGTCACTCTGCCAATCTCTGCCGTTCCCACTACTTCGTCGCCGACATAGAAATGCCCGAACACGGTGTCTGGGACGCGCTCAAACCGATCAGCGAAGACCGTCGCGAGGTAATCACCGGTCCATTTATCGGAGATGACGAAGCGCTTCCTTGGTCGCTCGTTGACGGGCTGTTCGCCAAGGCTAAGCTCGTACATGACCTGCATATTAAGTCTCCGAAAGTCTTTTCGCAGCCTCAACTACGCCGCTCATTAGCACCCCGATCTTCTGAATATTCGGCGTGGTGAAAGTCGCGCTGATCGCTTCACCCTTCTCGTTCATGTGAATGACAGGCTGTGAGGTCTGGATATCCTGAACAGCTTTGTATTCGGCTTGCAACGCGACTACGGCATCGTTTAATTGGACGGATGCTTTGATACGCGCTGCTGCTTGCGCTGGCGTGATAGTAATGGCTGCAACGGGGGCGTTTGGCGGGAAGATTGGCACCTTGGATTGCGGGACTGCCGGGGGCACGAAAACGGCTTCGGTCGAGGGTGGTTGCTGCACCGTGAACGCGTGCGTTGATTCCTCTGGAAGTATTGGCTCTTGGCTAATTGGCATGATTACTCCTTCGCTCCATAGTACCGCCTCTTTGGAGAAGCCACACGCTCTGGCTTGCCGACTTCGCTGGCGCTGGCGAAGTCATGAAGTGTTTTGTGTGGCAACTCAGCAAGACGCCGGTTGCCGGGGTAGAGTTTTTGAGGCGCGTGCTCGGCAATTTGGAAAAGTTTCTGTTGTGAGGTACTAAGGCTTGGAATTTGACACCTCCTGCGGCGGCGACTTCACCATGCGAGATTTTATTCCGGTACTGACGCCGGCGATCACAAGACACGCGCACACAAATTGGTTCCAGTGGCGGTCGATGATCGGAATTCCCCACTTGAAGCTTGCACCGAACTGACCGCCAGCCAGTGTCAACGCTAGCGCCTCAATGTAACCGCCAAGCGATTGCACCCGCTGTGACCAATGCCGTCCCAGTGCCCAGTCGAACCAATGCGCGATGGCGCCGCGACCGTCATCAATCGGGGCTGGGGTGGTAGTCATGCCTCAGTCTTCTATTGTGTCGTGAACGCACCGCTTCTGAAACCATTGGAAGATCAGACCGGATAGGTAGCGCCGCATATACACCTCACTTAGGATTATCCAACACCGTGATGTCCATGCCCAAGAGCGCCAACTCGAACCGGCGCCGATGGACCAGCCCTGGCTGCACATTGCCCTTGTGATCATGGATGTAATGCTCAATCTTCGCCGTGCCCGCGAAAACACTCTTCAACGCGCCCAGTCCGCAATTAAATGCGAAGGACGCGAGGCCCAGGTTCTCGAACGTCGACGGAGCCGCCGAAGTGACCAGTGCTATCAAAAAAGTGAAAATAGGCTCGAGGTCGTGATCTTCCAACGCGCGCGCTTGCGCCTCGATAATTGTCTCTCCAGGCTTGACGTCGGCACCGGTGTGACCGTATCCAATCGTGAGAGTCTTTCCCGAATCCAGGTAAGACCGAAGCGACTCGCCCTCTTCCGTCTGGAGGAAACATTCAATCACCGTGCGGTCGTAGTTACTGAGCGCTGGCACCTTTATTCCCTGCCCAAGATTCTCTCTTCAACGCCAACAATAATTTTCGCTTCGCCCGCGTCTTGAGTAAAGCAAACTGCCGTCCGGTCAAATTGAGATCCGCCTGAATCTTCTTGGCGGATGCCTCATTGAAGTAGAATTGCCGAAGAATATAGGAGTCGACGGGTCGTAACGCGCCTATCGCCTTCAATACCCAAGCGCGATTCTCTTTCGCGATTAGGTTTAGTTCTGCGCTCTGATATGGGTCCATGCTGGTCCACGCTTCAGCAGGTAGGTTTTTAGCTCGGATTTGTTCTCGAATAAGCTTGCAGCGGAATCGACGCGCCACCGTCATGGCGAAACCGCCAATCCGATCAATGTCACGCAACTCGTGTTTACATACGGCGTTCCACACGACCAGGACGGTGTCCATGAAGGCGTCATTGGCATCTGGCGCGCGCATTCTTCTGGACAGGTACGGGTGGACGCTCTTTCTAAGGAAACTGTAAATTCCCTCGAAAGACGTTTCCCGGCGCGGTGATGGCACAACCATGGTGATCACAAGACGGGCCGATGAAAGCCGCCTAACAAATACAGAATCAGAAGGATGAGAAGTGTTAGCATTTTAACCCTCCTTAAATTCTCTTGACGGCCGAATACCACCAGGTAATACTCGCGCTGCTTCGAGAATGCCGGCCGAGTGCTGAGAAGAGGCCGTCAACATCAAAACGTTTTTATTCGCCTGCCTCAACTCCGCCAAAGCAACGGCGAGATCCGCCTTGACGCTTGCCAAGTTGCCGTTGACATGCATATCAATCGAGACAAGCTTAGCCGTGTTCTCCTTGTGGTTTTCGGCGGTTTTTCGCGCCACATTCAGTACCGATAGCCGGTTTACTGCGCCCACAGCGAGCGCACCTACCGCTGCCCAAAATGTGGGAGAGGTCAAATGTTCGACGAAGGCCATAAATTCCGCCAGGCAATCCGATACCGTTATTTTACTTAATGAGGCGTTTTCTCCGCCTCTAATTCCTGCGCCGTCTTTTCCGGATGGGCCACCGTGCTGCCAATATCCTCAGCTAAATGCCCAAAACGCTGGAAAATGTTCGGCTTTGGAAGGGTCGATGCCGAAGTGGTCGGCGATGGCGTTGTCACCACGGAGGAGTGCGCCAAAGTACTGGGCGGAGGGGCCGCGGCTGTCACCACGTGCGCCACCGCTTGGGCAGCGGGAGCGGGAGCGGGATTACTCATCGCCTGAATCTGGGCTTGGAGTGCGGCGACTTGATCTTCCAAGCTTTGGATAGTGAGAGCAGGAGTCGCAGCTGTCGGAGCGGTGACTGCAGGAGCTGGCACTGGCGTAGCAGTCGGTGCCGGAGCAGATTGATTCGGTATCAGATTGAGCAGTGCCAACACAATCTGGAATAGGCCGCCAGCCGCCTGTACCGTTGCGTTAGGCACCGCCGGCGTGATAATCTGATCCGCCACGGAAATAGCGCTCAACGCCTGATGGAAACCATCACCGCCAGCGGCGACCGAGGTTGCCACAGCGTTTTTGACTGCCGTTTGTGTCTGCCCAAGCAAGGGCAGAAAGTTAACGATATCCTGATTAATATTCGTGATGGCGCCCCCAACTCCGCTTGTGGGAGGTGCGAGCGCACCCGTTGCCGGGGCAATGATTGGAATTGTGCTCATAGTTTTTCCTTTTCGATTTTATTTGCAGAACGTTTTCTCTTAACTGCACCGGACGTAATAGGGCCGGGAACTGCGGCCGCAGCAGCTTTTATCAGCGCATCAACCGCTTGGTCACGTTCCACACAGGCGGTTCCCAGAGCCGCTGTCAACTCCGCGGCACTCTTAACGATGCGCTCGTGCTCTGTACTCAGACCGTTAAGTTCATTCAACTTAAGCTCAAAACAAGCGGTCTCGATGCCAAGCCGTTCACGAAGGTCGCGAGATTCTGTCTCCAAAGCGACCTCTCGATCCAAAGATGCAGCCAGGCGGTTCTTCAGGTCGCCCATAACGGCTAGCGCGTTCCGTGCTGCATCGAGTTCAGCTTGGAGACCATTCACTTCCCTGGTGTGACAATCCTGTGCAACGTCTGCCCGGCGTCGACTGAGACTCATCCAGTGACGTCGATCCAAGTGCCAGCCAATTCCCACGCCCACAGAACCAAGCGTCGCGCCTGCAACAATCCAGAGAAATATCAGATCCCAAGCGATGGTTGTGTGGCTCGCGAACAGCACGGACTCAATCATCCTGATGCCTCGGTGGCTCACGGCGCCCAGAACTGACATCTCGATCATTACTCCGGTCACTGCCCCAAATACGCCGCCTTGTGTCCTCCAGAATTCGCTTGATCTCGTCGAAGGCTTCCTTCAGCACTTCCTGTTTCGTCTCAAGCCTCACGACTCGATTCGTCAGTTCGCTCATGCGGTCGTCTCCTGCCTTGTTAGAGTTCCGCCAACTGAAAAACGCACTAACCAAGAGCGAAAGTAACCCGAACACGAAGCCGGCGACTCGCAGGAAGGACCCAAACGGATCGCTGTCCCCGGTCTGTAGGTCAGCCATTCTAGATTGAGCATATCAGGTTATAGTACAAGTTATAGTACCTGTGGTATTACTTTCGTTTCCACTATGGCTCCACGCGGTTTTCACACGTTTAGGCTCGTTGCGACGCCCATAGGCTTACGCGGAGGGTCCAACTCTTAGGCTGACTCCCAGTCGTCCTTCGCTCCCAGCACCGAACCATCGGCCCTAAACCGACGATATTCCACGGCTCCACGTTCGTTCACCTTCACCAGCACGGTACTGCCATCACACAGGAAGAACAGACGTTCATTCTCACCGGTGCCTAGGATGTCAGCCAGTCTTTTCTTCAGGGAATCGAACTGATTGAGCACATCACGGTGGCGAGCGGTCGCGTCCATCGAGGCCTGCTCCAAATCATGCTCCGCACGCCGACAGCGCACAAACTCATACAGCAATGCTTGCGGGTCGGGC